GTCATTTTTCTTGATCAGATTGGTTTCAGCAGCCATAATTAGCCTCCGTTCTTATTTTCAAAAAGATTGATGTTTGCAGCGATCGCCGCGCGGCGCTCCGACCTGTCCTTGATCTGCATGATCTGGTCTTTAGTCATTGCGCCGCCGCCAGTGTTCGCCGGGGGATTGGCGGGATTCGCACCGTGCGTCTGCGTGGTGGAAACAAGCCCCTTGTAGGTGCCGTCCACGAGTGCATCGAGGGCCTTGGTGTCCTTGATCTTCTCGCCGTCCAGCTCCAATGCGGCCATTTCTTCGCCGCAGCCACGCATCGCAAGGTCGAGATTCGCGCCGGTGATGTTTTTGCTCTCAAAGTAAGCACGCACAGCCTTTTCCTTCGCCGCCTTGCTTTCCTTTGCGGTGACATTAGCCTTGAAGTCCTCGAAAGCCTTGTGCTCCTTCTCGTACTTCTCTTGATAGCCGCCGTCACCAGCCGCCTTGAGGTCGTCCAACTGCTTCTGGACGCCGGGCAGCTTCTCCGCGTCCGCCTTGTACTTTGTGAGATCGTCCTTGAGGGGGTCGACCACGCCCAGATGCAGCGCAACCAAGCGATTTTCGATCTCTTCGGTGCAAGCCTCGCCGAGAATATTTCTGATTTCCGCTCTCGTAAATTTCGCCATGTTATTCGTTCTCCTTTTCCTTGGCCCCAATTCTTCGGGGGCGAACGTTGTATAAAAACCGCTGTGCCTCGCGGTGTTTACCTAAAACAAAAGAGCCAACCACCGAGGATTTCTCAGTAGTTGGCTCATCGTGCCGTTCCGCGCGCTCAATTGCGCTGCGTGCGTTATTTACTTGCTGATATTATATCACGCCACGCCCAAAAACAGCAAGCGGAATGTTTCTCTGCCTTTCGGCGTGATAAGCGTCTGTGCGCCGCTCCAATTCGTCTTTTCGTTTACCGATTCTTTGACTTCGAACAGGCCGTCGTTCTTGTGTTCATACGGGAGCAGCTTGCCCTTTTTGTCACGGTAAACGTACTTCTTTTCCAGCAGGAAAGAAACGAACTTCTTAGGCGGAACGTCCAACGCCTTTGCGGTCTCGCGGAAATTCAGCAGCGTATTTCTCTCCACAAGCTGGTCAAAATACTCGGCTTTCGGGAGCATGATCTGATTTTCCACAGTAAGCGTGGAAATGCGAGCGTCGCGATCCGCAAGCGTTTTCTGTGCCATCAGCAACGCCGATGCCATTAGCTCCTCCGGCGTCATGTTCGCCTGCCCGTTAATGTAGCCGCCGTGCTTGCGTATGCTGGGGATAACCTCACTTGTCACCCATCGTTTGAACTTTTTCGCCGTCGGCAGCTTAGAGCCGAGGACGAGGGCGTAAAGGCCGCTTTCGTTGATAACTACCATGTTTCTGTTTTGGCTGCCGTCGTGAAACGCGACGGTGGCTTTGTCCTCACCATCTACATGGGTAGACACCGCATCGCGCGAATTACTGTACCCAAGCGCTTCCGCAACGTCCTTACCGACGAACCACGGCGCACCGTCGCGTTCCATCGTGCGGATATTCCCAAATTCGGGATTGTTGAAAATCATTAGTTCGTTCATGCAATGTCCTCCTTCTTCATCGGGCGCATTTTGATCTCAAGCTCAAAGCTCCCCTCTTTGCCGCAGAAAATATCTTTCACAATATAGTCCCCGAATACTTCGACCATAACATCGTCATATCCGGACGTGCCAGCACGAAAAAGCGCATATGCGCATCCATTCACGGCAACATCAACTTCTTTCGGGTCGTGGATAAGCTCGCAGGCTTCTCTAACAGTAAGCATAATAAAACCTCATTTCTCTTGACTTTGAGGCTTCCACGATGATAGAATGAGATTTACCAACGGGGAAACCTGTTGCGATTTGAACGCTCACGTTGTCTTGGTCGGACGGTGGGCGTTCTTTTTATTTGCCGATTTCTTCTTCAAGCTTCTTTCTGAACCACTCCGTTCGGCCCTCGCCCTTTTCGGCGAGTTTTCTATCGAGTGCTTCGGCCTTTTCCTTGTCAACCATAAAAACTAATTGCTTCATGGCTTTCCTGCGCTCTCGGAAATATTCGGCGCGGCTTTTTTCAGCCATTTCATCACCTCCGTTGTGGCTAACTACATTATATTTGTAGTTAGTTACAATGTCAAGAGGATTTATGAGATTATTTTTTCAATTCTTCCGCTTTGATGACCTGCGCTTTTACGCTACCGTCTTTCATTCGCTTTAGCTGTACCCGACAACCGGCGGCAAGCGCCTTTTCGATGGCGGTTTTCAGTTTTTCGTCAATCATACAGCACCTTATCCATTTTTCAGCTCGCTTTCCAGAATGTCCCGATACTGTCCCGCATGGTCGGCGGCAGCGGGTTTCAAAAATGGCTGCGCCTTGTTGCCGCGCGTGTAATGCCAGTTGCCCTTCGCATCCTGGTACACCCACGGCGTAGGCCGTCCGCCGCCGCCCTCGGCGTATTTGCCGGTACCGAGTTCAACATAAGGTGCGTACTCATTGTTTGTGCCGATGTATGCCGCTGGCTCGCCTTCGTCCACCACATGGGTGATGCTGTTACGCAGATTGCCGGTATCAACGGGGCACAGCTTTTTCGCATATCCTTCTGCCACCAGCCCGACTTTTTCAAGCCCCCGCAGCAGCGCCGCCTTGATCGCGGCAGAGACTTCTTTGCTATTGTCGGTGATTTCAACGTTCATCACAAAATCCCTCTTGACTTTTTTTCGGAAATTGCATATACTACCTATGAGGAAACTCATGTTTCCGTTTTATCGAGGTAATCCTCCGCCCGTTCTGGTGGGGGGTTGCCTCATTTTTTATATCGCCGCACAAAGAGGACAGACCCGTTATGCAGCGCAATTATATCTGCATTAAACGATTTGCTTCTTGTTGCTCTCGCATCCAATACATCAATTAGTTTTTGCTTATCAATCCCATCGGCAACATCAAAAATCACTCCGCCTTGGTTTCCGTGTATTTGCTTTATCGCTTTGCGCAGAGCGCTATCTGCAGCTTTTTCTGTGGAAATCGACTTTATTTCCCATTGCTTCCCTTTCCACAGCATGTCTGGCATTTTCATACCTGGCGTCTGCGATTCTTTAAGTAGCACAATTTTCCCGCCGAACATCTCTCTAATTTGATTTGCAACATTTATTTCTTCTTTGTGGTTTTTGAAGCGGTATCCGTTTTCGTATCGCACCTTACCCATGCGGGGCTTGGCGGAATCTATGTATTTCTTCGTAACATCCTTTGCAGATTTTTTGCTCCACATGTGATATGGGGATAACTGTCTGCCGTTGTATCCCTGCTTCGATGCTTCCCACTGCGCATATGTCATGTCAGATATAAGCCCGTCGCGTGTCCTACGCAGCCCGTCTGATGTATCTACCCCATCCACATCAGCAACCATCGTGCAGCGGCAGTTATACACAAGATAACCGGGTGCAGACGCATCGCCGGGGTACATAATCTCGTACCCATCGATTTTAAACGCCTTGTCGATTTCGGCCCGCTGACCGTCCAGCATTGCATGGGCGTGCCGAGTTCGTCCGTCCAGCGTCGCCACCCACTCCCGCTTGAGCTTGATGCCCATCTTTTCCGCCGCCACGTAGCTGTCCATGCGCCCCGCGTTCTGTGCACCTGTCACGGCAGTTCTGGCGGTACGGATAGCGCTGTCTCGGCTCATGGTGGTAATGCGCTTTTGCAGGTCGTCCGCCATGTGCTTGATGCTCTTTCCCTGCAAGATGGAGCTGGTGACACTGGCCGTAATTTGCTTCCTGCCGTATGCGAGATCAATCCCGCGTTTCAGCGCTCTGTCCTTTGGATAGTACGGCATCAACCCCGGCTGCTCCACGATTTGGCGTTTCACCGTCTGCTCGTCCCACAGGTCAAAGCCGACGTTGCCCGCGACCTGCTCGATGGTATAGGCCGAATAGTTGCGGTTAATGGAGTAGATACCCGGCGTTGCATCGTTGGTATAGGACACCGCCACAGCGTTTGCATCGGTCATGCGGTGCGCCACCTTGTCCCGCATGGCCTGGTAGCGTTCCCCGCGCCCGATCTGGGTGAGCCGCCATTGCTTATAGTCAGCCTCCGTCCATTCCTTACCGTTCTGCACGGTGCCGATCAGCGCCTTCATTTCCTCGTCGCGCTTTTTGAATTGCTCAAAATATGCGTCGATGGTAGCTTGCAGTTCTTCCCCCGCCTCGCGGTATAGCGTTGCAATACGCCGCTCCAGCTTCGCAAGCTCCTTATCGGTCAGCTTGTGGCCGAGATCACTGGTTGCCATCGCCGTTCACCTCCGGCGCATCCGGTTCCGCAAAGCTCCGGTCAATCTCTTCTGCAGCCTTCCGCTTTGCCATGTCCTCGTACTGGTCAATGTCGCCGTTGATAGTCAGCAGCTTCTTTGTGATGTATTCGTCATCGTAATACGCCGCGCCAAGAAGGATATTTTGCGTTTCCTCGCTCTTGTTGATGATTTGGTTGCGCGTGTAACTCGGCTGATCCTCAATGCCTGCCAAACGCAGAATTTCCACGATAAAACGCGTGACCTCAGACTCAAACTTGTCCGTTTTCAAATCCAGCGGCACATAGCTTGCCTTGATTGCCGTTGCCGTTTGGTTGCCCGCGGATACCGCCGCAGCGTCAAAGCACTGGAAATCTTCATAGAGCTTCTTTTTCAGCATATCAATGGTGCTGCTCGTGCCCTCATACGGCGCCTCGATGGTCCTGCTCTCCACCTTCGCGCCGTCATCGCCGTTGGCATGGGCGACGTGTGTGGTTTTCAAGCGTTCCACAAATTTCGCGTCGTCCAGATCGTCCATGCCGTTGCAGTTAGAAAGCACCCAATAGATCAGATTTCCCTCGTCCACGTTGTTGACCATGTTAGAGGACGCAAGATCCAGCGCGTCGATGGTGTTGCGCTTGCCGACAATTTCGGACAGACACCGCTTGTTGTTTTTCAGCGGCACGATGGGAAAGCTCGGATAATTGCCGCCGTCGTAAATCTCGGTTTCGCCGACTTCGGCCTTGCGGATAACGATCTTGTAGCTGCGCTTTTCCTGCAATACGCTCATATCTTTGTTCTTCGGCTGGAAATATTCGGTAAAGCCGTCCAGCTCGTACAGTGTCGCTCGCAAAGGCTTATCCGGCGCCACTTGCCAAAAGCGGATGCCGGCTTTCATTGCACCGTCCTCTTCATCATAGAGGGGAACGAACTCAAGCAGGGAGAACACCCGAAGATGCGTCAGATCCCAAAAGCCGAAGGATACGCCTGCGATTTTCGCCGCCCGCGCCGCATCCATGACTTCCTGATCGAAGTCCGGGCATAGCTTGTTTGGCGTTTCCTTCTCCGCAAAGGTCACACCGTTGCCCAGCAGATATGAAACCTCCTGATCCACCGCCAGACCGAAAAACCTGCTGGCCAGCTTATGGTTTGCCGTCCACATATCCGTGTGGCTGCGGCCCTGCATATCATAGATGATTTTCTCATAGCGGTTGATGGTCGGATTCAAGCCGTCATAGTACGCCTCCGCATCTACCGCCGTTTTATACGCCGTGCTCTCGCGGTGCTCATTGATCGTGCTTCGGACAAACTCAATGCGCGCCTGCTCGTTGTCACCGACCGCCACAAGGTCATTATATGTTTTGATAGCCGCTCACCGTCCTATCTGTTCCAAATGGGAGTATAATCGCGCCGATACGCCTTATTTTTCAAAATCGTATAGGCAAAATAGCGCGTCTCGTCCATTGCGTGATCGTTTTCCTTGATTGGTCTGTCATCAGCGGATTTTTCGTCCCACCGATATAGCCCAAACTCTCGGATGCAGTCTTTGCAGCCACGATGCACCTTGAGAATGCCGTCTTGCAAAAACCGCGCCGTAGTCATAATTCCGTTTGTCACGTCGTTGTTTGCCTTGCGGACTATATAGCCGCGCCGACGTAAAACCTCGATGAATGAAGCAGCAGACGGGTCAACGATGATGCTTTTGACGTCCGCATCGCCGATGAGCTTTTTAATCTCGTCGGCGTATTCCTCGTCCGTCTTGTTCTTCTGGCTCTCGCGCCCGGAATAGTAATACTCGCGGATGCGCGTGGCCGTCTTCCCGTCCCAACGCCACAGCCCAGCGGAAAACGGGTTAAGCGTGCCATAGTCGCATGACACATAGTATTCTCCCGTTTCCGGCAGCTCGTCCACAATACAGCTTTCGTCAAACATGGGATAGATCAGTCCCTCGGCCACTACCCACAAGCCGCGAATATAGCGGTCGTAGAATACGCCGGAAAACATAGATTGATAACGTTCCAGCGTCTTTTGAGATAATCCGGGGTTATCCGTCATTTCAAAATGCAAATACAGCGCGTTCCGCTCTTTGTTCCGCTGTATCCACTCCGTATAAAACCAGTGCTGTGGGCTTCCGGGGTTACAAGAAAACCACAGCTTTGCACCGTCAACGGAGCAGCGGGTCAGCGCCTGTTCCACGAACGAGCGCGGCATCAACACCACCTCGTCCAGCAGAACGCCAGCCAGCGTGCGGCCTTGAATCAGCGTGTAGCTTGCCTCGTCCTTGCCTCCGAACACTTCAAAATAGTTTGTAACAGCGCCACGCCGCACTTCCATAACCTTGTCACCGCGCCGCCAACGAATGATATAACGCTCCTTGGCCAAACTCATCGCTGTGAACGGCACGATGATGTTTTTGGTGCAGCTATCCACCGTGCGGCCACACACGCCGAAGCGCTGACCGCTGAAATTTTCCATTGCCCAGCGGACAAACGCCCACATCATGATGGAGGTTTTGCCGGAACGCACGGCCCCGTCGCAGATCAGCGCGTCATAGCGGCTGTATGGAAATGCCAATATTTTTTTCTGTTTATCGCTTATCGGCATTAACAAAATCCTCTATAATTTTTCTTTCCCTTTCGGAAATAGACCAAATAACTTTGTTTTCCTTCTCCGCCGCTGCCTTCTCCGCCGCTGCCTTCTCCGCCGCTGCCTTCTCCGCCGCTGCCTTCTCCGCCGCAACTCTATCCGAGCAAAGCAAGCCTTTCCCAAAAATAGTTTTTTTGTTCTCTTTTTGCATATCAAGTGCTGAAATTCTTACAGATTCATTTTTTGGAACTAAAAAACTAATTCCGTACTTACTTAATTTTTGCAAGAATGTAGCGGTAATTACATTATCTGGATAATCATATTTTGGAAGTTCTTTGTGTAACTTTCGCTCGTTCTTTTTATTTTCTTCCGTTATGATTTTGTATAGTTCTGGGCTTGTCCTTGCCACATTGCTTTCAAGGTTTGTTGCAAACGATGTGGAAACTTTAGCACCGTTTTCGTATGTAATTGATGCACCAACCGCAATTCCGCAATACCCATCGCAAACCGGAGACAAAAGGGTAAGCGCAGGAGCAAATAGAAAGAATTTTATGCCTCTTGAGTTATAAAAGCTAATTATTTTTGATATAATCGAAAATGGAGGGTTGTCCAAAACAATGCATCCGTCTGAATACTCGTAACGCTCATAATCGCCGCCAGGATAAAACGGCCTTACGATGGAATCAGGAGCAATTCCGTATTCATTGCAAGCCCAACCTCGTATCGCATCATATACAAGTGGCGGAGTATAGCAATCATCCGTTGTTTTCTTTGGCTTGAACTTTTCGACAAATGCGTCATATTCTGCATTGTCTTCAAACAAAAACGTTTTTTCATTCATCGCTATCCAACTCCTCCGCCATCTCGCGCAGACTCTGACTAAGCGCATCTTCTCTCACCGTGTCGGCAGGACTGCCGCCGATCATCGCCCACTTGTCGATCAGTGTCCCCATCGCCGTGGTGATCTGGCTGAGATTTGCCGCCGCCAGCTTCTCCGGGTCATTGAGCATTTCAAGCCCCTTGCCGATGAACGAACACACAAGGTCTTTGTGGTCGTTCATGTACTCCATCACATCGGCGGTGTTCTCTTCCTTTTTTTGCTCGCACTTTTCCACAATGTCAGCATTTGCCCGCACAAGGTTCTTGACTGTCGTTGCGGACACGCCGTTGATTTTCGCTGTGGCGCAATAGTTGTTCGTCTGCACATAGTCCGCCAGTATTTTCTTTTTCTGTCGGTCTGTCAGACGCGCAGCCATTGTCACCACCTCGCACCTTTATTTGCTACCAGCCCCCACCCCTTGGCTACAGTAACAGTCTTTCCCCTCCCATGCGGACCTCTTGGGCCTCTCAAACATGGGCTACACACTATTTTTGATATTTTCTATTGACAGAATGCATCGGATAGTATATGATTGACTTGTCCGATGCAGGAGGCGCTTGCATCGGTGGGAAATTCGATCCTATTTCCCGTGGATTGAAATACCAAAAACAGTATGCTGGGGAAAAAGAGCGGAGCTTCCGCTCTTTTTCCTTTTTATTGTGCGGCATTGCAGTCCTGCCCTGCTTTAGCGCTTCAGGGAAAGTCCCCGTCACTCGCCGTGGTCTCCCCTTACGGGGCACCTATGCCGCATATTGGCCGTCTTCCCGCTTAGATTGTCACATCACCGATTGCTGCTTTACATGCACAGCACCATTACGCTGAGGCGGTCCCCTCCCACGGTGCAGTTTTCAGCGGGCATTGTCATTTCCATGTGAGCCACGACGAACGGTCTCACAGTGTCCGGGTGCTACCCGGCATCTTGTGCAGGCGGCTGGACTCGAACCAGCGACCAAGGGCATTCAATCGCATATCCCTTCGTGCGATAAAGCTCTACCGACTGAGCTACACCTGCATATATAGGTGCCGTGTGGGAGGTGCGACCTCCCGCCCCTGATCGTGGGGTGCAACGCGCGCACGGCATATAACAACAGCCCATAGGTTCCCCTACAGGCTGTTTGTGCCGGTACGCCCGTTTCCGAGTCCGCTTGCGCAGTGCGCCCAATACCGGCGGCGCATGGAAGGGAGGAAAAGTGATGATTGGGAAAACGCGTGAATGACCATGTCCTATCATCCACTGTACCTATTGTAGCACATCATTAAGTGGAATTTGGCTCATCTTTCCTATCGAAACCACAATATGTAGCGATGTCGAACAGGAATTTCTCTTTCCTCCGTCGGAATGTCGCTTCACTTATTCCCGGAACAATAATCCTATTGCGGGAATACTTGTGCTTGCCCTGACAGTTGCGCATAATACCATATATTAGCTGCCGCCGGATTGTATCGCTGCCGATATCTCTGCCGCAGCGGTCTATAGCGTATTCCACCGCCAGCATCTTCTGCGTCTCCGGCCATCGCTCTATGGCGGCCAGCTGCTCCGCCTTACTCTCGGCGGGCCTACCAGCGCCCGATCCAGTTGGCATGCCCTCTGTGGCACTATGCGTCCCGTCCAGGATCTCCGCCCGGGCCTCGCGGTACGCCCGCACCCGGCGTGGATATCCACGCACATAAGCAATGCACTCCAACCGCACGTCATAAGGCAGTGTCGCCTTTTTGCTCATTTTCCCTCCTTTACTCCGCGCTGTTTACCATCTTATATTCCCCATGCAGAGCCTTTTCAATGTCGGCCATCTTGATATATCCGTTGTTTTTGGCCTCCACCAGCTCCACAAGGCACTGCTGTAGGTATTCCAGGCTGCGGGTGTCGTGCTCGTCCGCCGTCTCCTCCCGCACATGGAATCCGCACTTGTCCAGCAGCACACAGGAAACATTGTCCATGCATTGTTTGGTGCCATCCAGGCGGCCCAGTTCGTATGCCTTAGCCGGATTATTTGGCACCGGTCTGCCGTTTGCCCTTTTGAGCATCGCTATTACCCCTTTCCTCGTATTTGCATGTGCAGCACAATCCTTCCAAATCCGCATAGCTGTACTTGCAGTCCTTACACCTCACCACGACCTCTGCGTCTACAGTGGGGAGCTGCTCTGCATACTCCAACACCGATTCAATGCCGTTTATAAAATGCTTGTTGCCGTTCTTCCTGTCGTAATGATCGCGGCGGATGGGGAATTGCATCAACGCCCCTCGCTCGATGTATTCAGCCATGCTATCACTTCCTTTTCTTCATCGCTCTTGCCAACACCACAGCGGCACAGTCCTGAGAGTCTTCGTCCCACCATGCACACCGCTGTTTCTGGCAGGGGTAGAAGGGAGTGTCTTTGGGTCGGCTCATAGACAACGGGCAGATTTCCTTCTCAGTTTCCATCGTCAGCCCTCCTCACAGTAAAATCTGGAAATGTCATCCATACGCCAGCGAACCGTGTCCGAAATAGTGGAGTATAGGTACCCACCTTCCATGTGTACGGACTGCACACCGTATACCTGCCTTGGATTAGTAAAATGCCCGAATTGCTTTTTCATGTGCTTCTCAATCTCTTCCTTGAAGATAATAGTCAGTTTCATTCCATCGCCTCCACATAGCACCAGCTCTGCGGCGGTCGCGTCAGCGGGCGCTTCCATTCGCAGTCGAAGCTGTATTCTCCGTTCACATCAGGCGCCTGATCACACGGGCAACTTCCACACCGCTCCTTTTCGCAATACAGCTCAGGCGGAAACCAAAACTTGCCCAGTATCTTCGGCTCGTCGTAGATCGCCAAATCGGAGATATGCCAGCCGTAGCCCTGGCAATGTCCAAGATAGCCGTGCAACTCATCGTGTGTCATAGCCACACACAGGCCACACTTTTCTTCGGCAGCTTGCTTGTAAACGGATAGGCCCCCCGCCTTAAAAAGAAAATCCGTACTATCCTTGTCGATCTTGTAAATCCGGTCGCAGGTAAACTCCCCAATGACCTTGCCTCCGCCATAAAACTGTGGCTTTGGATAGTCCGTTGCAATAAAGTCCTCGTGCGGGTACTTCGGCAATGTACAGTAGATGTACACCTTGAACGGCATTTCCAGTTTCGGGCGCGTCTTGCGGACCTCAATAGTCTTTTCCCCGCTGCAAATTTTCTCGCACCACTTCGGGCGGATGCTCATCATAACAGCCTTACTCATCCTTCATCGCCTCCAATGCTTTCTCCGCCTCCTCGCGAGTCAGAAATACGGTCTTGTCGAATCCGTTTAGCGCTACGCCATACTCCCGCCCTCTGGCGCCTATTGGCTCAAGGCCAATAAAGCCGATTTTATTGCCCATACCAATCTGCTTGACCTCGCACTCGCTTATATGCTTATCCGTGTCCAACAAGGCAAACACCCGCTGTCCCACCTTGCACGGCAGCACCACCAGCCGCCCTTCTTTGTCGGCTTCTTGATATTTTTTGAGTTTCATGAGAGCGCTGTGCAATTTTGCCATTTCCAGACCGCTAAAGTGCTCATCTTTCATCGACTTGATCTCATCCGGCGTTAGCCCCGTGTCCTCGTAGGCGGCAAGGCGGTCTTTCACACGATTTCGGCAATACATCGCGGTGCAGTCGTCCATCGGCTTACAGTGTTTGCCTACCCAATCTGCTTTGCACTTCTGGCAGTCCATCACCGCCTGCCCATCGGCGTCGCGCTTCGTCAGTCGCTCCATCACTCCACCTCCTGCATCCAGAACTTGCGGCGGCAATAATCGCAAGTAACGCCGAGACATTCTTTTTTCGCATTAACGTCAAGATTGCAAGGCCTGATTTTTATCACGCCATCCTCCGAAACTGCTACATTCGGCCACTGCTCCAGAAACACGCTCTGTCTGTTCTTGCGCGGGTGTGCAGCAGACCATTCCTCGACGATGGTCACAATGTTGTCATCATCAACCATTCCTTCCAA